AGCCACATTACCATCAGCATCTGTAAGAGCATCACCTGCTAAACCACCCACGATGGTGTTTTCAACGCCTGTGGTTACTGATTTTCCTGCGTCTTCCCCAACCGCCACGTTGTAGGTACTTGTTGCGCTAGTTACGTTAAAGGCTGCTAATGCTCTAACACCAATTGCTACGTTAGAGTAGGCACCCGTGTTTGCTCCTAAAGCATTTAAACCTACCGCTATGTTATTACCGCCTGTGGTGTTTGCGGTTAAAGCGGTTCTTCCAACTGCTGTATTTGAAGCGCCTGTTGTGTTGGCTGCTAAAGCCTCATAACCAACAGCCGTACCATAAGAAGCTGTTGTGTTCTGTCCTAAAGCACTACGACCTAAACCTGTGTTGTCTGCTCCAGTCGTGTTAGCGTCTAAAGCGTTAGCACCAAGTGCTGCATTATTAGTGCCTGTGGTGTTAAGAGTTAAAGCAGATGTGCCTATAGCCGTATTATTAGAAGCGGTGGTATTAGCTCCCAAGGCGTTATAGCCCATCGCAACATTACTGCCTCCAGTAGTATTTGCGTTTAAAGCGTATGTTCCTACCGCACTGTTGTTAGTTGCTGTAGTGGTAGCACTTAAAGAAGAAAAGCCAACGGAGACGTTATCACCACCTGTAGTAATTGCGTCACCTGCAAGACCACCGATGAGGGTGTTTTGAACGCCTGTGGTGACTGCGGCTCCTGCCAGAGAGCCAACCGCAGTGTTATAAGTATTTGTAGCTGAAGTGAAGTTTTGGCTGTTTAAAGCACCATAACCAATAGCTGTGGTATGACTACCTAAAGTATCTGAAGTTATTGCTTGTTGTCCTAAGGCAACATTATAATCAGCATCAGTTAGAGCATCACCCGCAAGACTTCCAATGAGGGTGTTTCTAATGCCCGTAGTAATCGAAGTACCTGCTTCATCGCCCACGACAACATTATAATTACCACCGCTTGCAATGCTGTTACCTGCGTTGACACCTGCGCGGAAGTTGCTTGTTCCTGCTGAAGCGGTAATTAAGTCTGCACCGTCTGCAAGCGTTACATCTGCCGCAAAGTTTGCTGCGCCATCTACGTCTAGTATGTCTAGGTTAGCTGTGCCGTCTACGTCTATGTTTCCTGAGATGTCTAAACTGGCCGCAATGATCTCGCCACTTGCGTTGATAGCGCCATTAATATCAATCGTTGTAGCCGCTATCTGAATCTCTGTATCCGCTACAATGTCTAACTGGCCGTCTGCGCTTGAGTTGATGTAGATTGCTGAGTCGCGGAACTGTACCTTCTTATCAGTACCAAGAGTAGAGTCAGCATTAGAAGCAAAGCCACCGTTAAACACAGTAGCCGCAGTTGTAGTCAGTACGCCTGTAACAAGGGCAGTACCTGACACATCAAGGTTGCCATTCAGGTCAATCGTAGTCGCCGCAATCTGAATCTCTGTGTCAGCGACTATATCTAACTGGCCGTCTGCGCTTGAGTTAATGTAGATGCCGGTATCGCGGAATTGAATCTTCTGGTCGGTGGTGGTCGTATTACCAGCCGTCAAAACCTCAGCCAGCGTATCGGTAACACCCGGATCAACTCCCAACATCGCGTCAACTACCGCTGCGCCAGAGCCAGCGCCATCCAAATAGACCACTGCTGTCTTGCCGGTCAGGATCGTGACGTTCGCGCCTGATCCTTGAGAGATCGCAATTGACTGAGATCCAGTGGTCGCGTTCTCGATGAACATGACGCGAGATACCGTATTAGGCGCAATCGTACAAGTCCTCGTCGCAGTCAAACTTCCTGCTGACGTAATCTTGAAATACATTGCGCGAGCTGGATCAGATGCACCATCGGCAATCGTAGTCGTTGCGTCTGCGTCAGAGCCAAATACCTGCTGAGTCGCGTAGCCTAAAGCCTCGCCGATTAGTTCTAAGCTAGTATTTGTGGATGTTCCCCAAGTTCCCGATTCGTCTCCTGTGGAAATCTCTTTTAATCGAAGGTCATTTACGTAAGTTGCCATTTAAGCTACCTCTTGCCAATTTGGTGTTTGGCTGTCATCAATACTTGACCAGCCAGGTGTTTGAGATTCATCAATGCTTTGCCAACTTGCATCTTGTCCAGGTATGATATTACCCCAGACCAGGGCTTGGCCAACTTCACCTTGAGCGCTAATTCCAGAAGGTTGAACAACGACATTGCCAATAAAGCTAACGTTCCCGACTGCACCCGTCGCAGAAACACCTGTGACTTGGAATACGTTAGTTGTTTGTGTTGTAACGGTTCCAACGGATCCAGTTGCCGATATTCCTGTCGGAATCGTAACTGCTGAAGCCGTAACCGTAACTGAGCCAACTGCGCCCGTAGCGGAGACTCCGTTAACTGAAACAATAGCGTCAGCCGTAACCGTAACTGTACCAACTGCTCCTGCCCCGGAAACGCCTGTGATCGAGATATTCGCATCAGCCGTAACCGTAACCGACCCGACAGATCCCGTAGCCGAAAGTCCAGTAACTGTTGTGTTTGCGTCAGCCGTAACCGCAACTGTGCCAACTGATCCTGTAGCCGAAACTCCGGTAACTGAAACATTTGCATCTGCTGTGATCGTGACAGAACCAACTGCGCTAACGGCTCCTGGAACTGCAATATTTTCGCCCCAAGCGCCTTCGCCCCAACCCTGTGTTGAGCTATTCCAGCCTTGAAACGCAACAATGACATCTGCCACATGTTAGTCCTATGCAATCCTAATTATTGCAGTACTTGCTCCAGCCGCAGGAAATTGAATTGTAAAATCTCCTGACGTTGAGGTTTTATCTGCACCAAAATCAAGAACAACTATAGCCCTGTTAGCCGATCCAGCAGCAGTAGAGGAGTTATAAATTAGTGCGCCCCTCGCTGTAATGGTGCTGCTTGACCACGTTGTATCTGCAAAGTCTGTAAGAGCCGTAGTCGAAGATGTAGTAGGGGTAACATTAGTCAAGGTGTTTCCACCTGCGGTGTAATTAGTTCCTGATACTTCATTGCTCGTAGAGTACGCTGTAGTTGTTGCGCTTAAACTTGCACTAGATGTATACAAAGCAATCTTAAAAACGTTTCCGCTTCCAGTTGTCGTTGTTGTTCCGCCACCAGAACCACTTGTAAAATTATGAATTCCTTGAAGAATCTCTTGCTTAAACGAAGTAGTCATTGCTTGATCAATAGCCATTATACGGTCCTCAATATTTCAGCCACATTATCATGGCCGTTTGATTTAAAAATATTATACAAAGTTGCTCTGTCGCTCTTTATTGACTGATCACAAGCAGCAACAATAACCCAATACATCCTCTCTTTAAAAGCTTCTGCTTGAGCTTTAATCACAGGATCTGCCGTATCGCTAATGCTGATTATCTTCTCTACAGCATTTAAAGCAATCTCTTCTGAATTCATCCCACGATTACTTGTGGTTTGAACGCTAACTGAACCTGGCGTTGCTGAGACTTCTACGCTAAACAAAATTAACCCCTCGAAATATCATATCTATATTCATCCCTTGAACCATATCCAGCACCAAGCTTTCTTAATCCATCAAGACCCATTTGAAATCTTTGCTCATATCCACCAACTTCTTCTGGAACTTTTAAGAAAGTCGCAGCTTCAACAAGCGTTCCATAAAAAAGAGCGTCTGGAGCATTTGTTGAAAGCCATGTTGTTCCAGAATCTGCACCGGCTGTTAAGGAATTAGGTCGATACTTGTAATGTAATTCAAACTCATAGTTTGCATCTGGAGTAGGGGCTAATACAAAACTTGTGTCATCAAACAATGCGTAATATTTAGGGAGCCCAGTTGTCGTTGGATTGGGCGTATAGTCTCTTATAAATGATACATGCTTAAAAAGAAGGTATGTGTAGACGTTACCTGAAACAACCGCAAGACTGTACGGCGCTAAAAAGTCTGTTGGCGCCGAAAGGTAAGTATTATTGGCTGAAGACGTTCCATCAACGTTTTTCCTGAACACAGGAAGCTCTACGTTTTTTAATATTCTTTCTTCAGCTTCTTGAATGAAGACGGGAAGATTATCAATGAACGTAGTTTCTGCCGTTTCGCAGTAGTTTTCTACCGCTGTTTTTAAACTTGCGTATGTAAAGCTCATCCTGTCACCACTGTTACAATGCCTACTTCTCCAGTTCCTTCAGGTCCATTAAAAGCTGACCCGATAGAATCTCCTGTTGTCGTAATCATTTGATTAGGATCTATCGTCCTAACCACTCCAGACCCCGATGTAAAATCAGATTGAGGTCTCGGATTCCTTAAAGCTTGAGCATCAGACACATTAGGAAGAGGCTCTAATTGAGGTTCTTTAGGCTCATAACATTCGCTACAAACCCTAAATCCCGTCCATTCTTTGCGAAGCTGTGTGTTCTTATATCTAAATCCACACCTGTCGCATATTGCAATGGCATACTTCCCAGAAGCGTACGCCATTACGCTCTCCTATAACTTCTTAAACTTGGCGCAACAAATAAGGAAGCTCTACTTTCATCTTGATCTGCAGCTCTTGCAAACTCTTCTTCATAAAAAGATTTAAGCATCTCGACCCTGTCGGGAGCTTTCTTTAAGGCAATATAATACGACAAGCCAGCAGCCAAACAAGGATAAAACCTGAACGGCATTTGCATTGTGTTGGCGCTTGCACTTGCATCTTCAATCCGAACCAATCGATTAATTAATAATTGATCGGTACTGTTTTCGGAAGCAGGCCAAATGTAAAGCTTTGGCGTTATCAGCTTATCTAGGAACCATTGAGTTGGCCTTGACTGAGTATTCTTGTTGGGAATATTCCAATAAGCAGATCGGCTGACTTGAGCCATCTGTATATCGGTTGTTTCTCCACCTTCAGTTCTTCTAATGACAACGTCTAAAACGTCTATGGTAGACGTTGTAAGTTCAATGAACTCAGCGCCTTGAGTCAATGTTGTAGCGGTATTCTGTATTGTCCATTGATTAAGGCCACGGTTAGCCCAATCAGCCAACAAGAGATTAAGGGATCGCCTTGCGGTAATCCCGTCATAACCTGTGCGAAACTCTAGACCGCAGCGTTCAAACGCCTCTTCTATATATTCCGCAACATCTGGCTCAAAATCTCGAGTGCCTGAAGTTGTCATTAATAATCCTTGATAAGCTCTAGGATGACCGTGTATGTGTCAGCAGAACTAGCTCCAATAGTCGTAAACAGAATATCACCTGTTACACCGTCACCGGCATTGTTAGGAATTCCGGTAAACGGAGTGTAATCGTGAACACCGTTACTATCTGGAGAAAGTCCTATGACAAGAACATTTGCCGTTGCGTCAAACAAAAGCTCAACGCCCATGCCAACGCATTGCCACCAAATTCGCGCAACAGTGACTTTGGTACAAGCCTGTCCTGCAGAATTGCTGCTAAGTGCAGACACATCGACTTTGACAACATTAGCTTCGCCAGTGCCATCGCTGACATTGGTAAACTTAAGAACGGCCATTCTTTGGCCGTCTTGAATGGTTTGTGAAGTTACTGCATCAGCCATTGTTATTCTCCTACATTAATTGATTAAGCATCAGCAAAAGGAGTAACAATAGTTCCTGAACCTAGCAATAAAGAGTCATGAACTAAGTACGTTGCAGCGTCAATAGCAGTAATTTTAACAACACTGCCGACGAGCCCACCCTTAGTCGAACCATTTAAGGTAATGACATCGTTAGAAGCCGCAGGAATAAACGCTTTTTTAGCACCATCATCCACGGCAACCATTGCAGCGCCAACAAACTTGTCAGTGCCGTCAGTCAAGATATCAAGATCAGTCGCGGCGGTTTCTACAT